CAAAAATGGGTGGATATTGGGAGCAAAAAAAAAGATGGTTCCTTCGCCAAATGTGGCCGTTCAAAACAGAAAGCGGACGCGAAGAGGAAGTATCCAAAGTGCGTGCCACTTGCAAAAGCCACACGGATGACAAAGTCGCAAAGGGCGAGTGCTGTTGTCAGAAAAAGAGCAGCGGGTAACACCGGTCCAAAACCAAAAAACGTCAAAACATTTGCTTCTAGAGGAAAATTAATATCTACGGCAAAAAAATTTTATGATTCTTTGGAAAAAGTGCAAATAAATAATCCTAACATGGCTCTACAAGATAAACGGAGAAAAAAACAATACGATAAAAAAAATATGGGTGGTATTATAGATCAAACAAGAATGAGGATTGTATGAGTGATGCTTTAAGACAAGCTTTTGGAGATAGAAAAAAATCTGATAAGAAAAAAAGTAAACCCGATCCAAGACAAGGTTTAGAATTTAAACATGGTACACCGCCATTAGGTAGGTCTAATCATTTAATTAATCCAGTTGTTGGAATTTCCTTAAAACAAGGTGGAATGCCTACAAGAAGAAAATCTTCTGGAAATTATCGTTCTACTAAATCTGGAGCAGGAATGACACAAAAAGGTGTTATGGCTTACAGGAGACAAAACCCAGGATCTAAGCTAAAAACAGCTGTAACTGGTAAAGTTAAAGCTGGATCTAAGTCAGCAAAAAGAAGAAAAAGTTATTGCGCTAGGTCCCTTGGTCAGTTAAAAAGATCTAGTGCTAAAACTAGAAATGACCCAAATTCAAGGATAAGACAAGCTAGACGTCGATGGAAATGTTAAAAAAATTATTGGAATTCATAAGAATTAAGTATGGATTTTTAAAAATGAAAGTTTTTTACAAGTTTTATAATCTAGAATATAGGGTAAGAAAATTAGAACGAGCACGTTATTGGAGAGAAAAGTATAAACGTTAATGGATTATCATACAGTCAAATATATTCAAAATAAATTACTCCAACCCAAGATAGATGCTCTCACAGAGAAACTAAAATTAGGTGTTGACACGTTCGAGGAGTATAAGTATATAATAGGACAAATCAGATCAAACGAAGATCTGCACAGGGACTTAACAGACCTGCTGAAGAAACAGGAGCCAGATGAAGACACAAACCAAAGAGGTACCAAAGCATAAAGAAGGATTGCTTAACGCGTACAAATCAGAAGAAGAAGTAAAAAAATTATTTTTAGACCCAAAGGCGATTGATAAATCATCACTTGATAGATTACCTCAACCGACTGGATATAGAATATTAGTTTTACCATACAGTGGTCCTAAAAAAACCAAAGGTGGTGTAATTCTTTCTGACAAAACGCATGAAACAATTCAAATGACAACTGTTTGTGCTTATGTTCTTAAAGTTGGACCCTTAGCATACAGAGATACTTGGAAATTTCCAAGTGGTCCATGGTGCAAAAAAGGAGACTGGGTAATTTTTGGTAGATATGCTGGATCACGTTTCAAAATAGAAGGTGCTGAAGTTCGAATACTAAACGATGATGAAATCATCGCAACAATCAGTAATCCAGAGGATATACTGCATTTATACTAGGAGGAAAAATGGCAAAAACAGAAATAAATAAAGGGGATATTGAAGTTGATTTAGATACTGATGATATTAAATCACAAGTAATAGAAGTCAGCGAACAAAAAGAACAACCTGAACCCAAAGAAGTAAACTTACAGAAAGAAGAAGTTGAAGAAGAGGGAGCAGAAATAAATAGAGATAAAACCCCTATTGATGTTGTTAAAGAACAAGAAACAGATGATGGGTTTGATTTAAATAAAGCATCTGATCATGTTCAAAAAAGAATAAATAAACTTACTAGGCAAAGAAGAGAATCTGACAGAAGAGCAGAAGCAGCTTTACAATATGCCCAGGGTTTAAAAAATGAAATTCAACAATTCAAAAGTAAATATCCTAAAATGGAAGAAAATTACTTATCTGAATTTGAAAAAAGACTTAAAACAGATGAAGTTGCAGCTAATACTTTATTGCAAAAAGCAATAGAAGGCCAAGATGCAAAATCAATTGTTGATGCGAATCAGAGACTCACTCAGTTGGCTATCGAAAAAGAAAGATTAGCTCAAACTAAGTTTTTGAAGGAACAAGAGACAAAAAAACCACAAGAAGACATTGTTCCGCCTCAAATGAGCACTCAACCACAGCCAAGTNTNAAAGCTCAGAGATGGGCAGAAGATAATCCTTGGTTTAACGAGGACGAAGTTATGCATGATGCAGCGATTGCAATTCATAAGAATTTAATCGCAAGTGGGGTTGCAGGAGACTCAGTTGAGTATTATAATGAATTGGACAAACGAATTAAAGGATATTTCCCTAATAAGTTTGGACAACAACAGGAGCAAAGGAAACCCGTTCAAACCGTTGCCCCTGCAATGCGTAACCAAGGTGGACGTAAGACTGTGAGACTCACCAAATCACAGGTAGCGATAGCTAAAAAATTAGGGGTGCCACTAGAGGAATACGCGAAATACGTTAAATAGGAGATATTATGGAAACAAAAAATAATACAACGTCATCGCGCGAGTCTGAGATGCGTTCTAAAACAAAACGAAAAACAGATTGGACTCCTCCATCAAGTCTAGATGCTCCGCCTGCACCACAAGGCTTAGTACAGAGATGGATTAGAGCAGAAACTATGGGTTTCATGGATTCTGCAAACGTCTCAAAAGCTTTAAGGGAAGGTTGGGAATTTGTGAGAGCTGAACAAATCGTAAAAGAGATTGGCCCTCATGACTATCAAACAATACAGGAAGGCAAACATAAAGGGATCATCGGGGTTGGCGGCCATTTGCTTGCAAGGATACCGGAAGAGGTCATGGAATCACGTAAGGATTATTTCGAGACTAAAACTCGAGAACAGATTCAAGCGGTAGATAATGATCTTATGAAGGAGCAGCGACCTGAGATGCCTATCAATATTGAAAGGCAATCAAGGGTGACCTTTGGTGGTGGTTCGAAAAAATAATTTTTTTGTTATCACTTACAAAGTAATTTAAACTAACAACTATAAGTAGAGGACAATAACGATGGCAAATGATACAGGCAATTTCGGTCTGAGAGCTGCTAGACAGTTAGATGGAACTCCCTACAATGGAGCACAAAACAGATATCGTGTTGCAAAAAATTATGCAACTGCGGTATTTCAGGGTGACTTGGTTAAAACTAAGCTTGACGGTACAATCGAAAGAGCTGGAGCAACTGACAATCCTGTAGTAGGTGTTTTCAATGGGGTGTTTTACACTGATCCTACAACTCAGAAGCCGACATTTAAAAACTACTACCCTGGAAGCATTTCAGCTAACGACATCATGGCTCAAGTTATCGATGGCCCAGATGTTGTGTTCGAAATTAATTCGGACGCAACTTTCACTGTTTCTCATTTATTTGCTAATTACAAAATAAATGCGACTACTGGTGATACATTATCTGGTCAAGGTAGAGAGAGTCTAGATGTTGCAACAGCCGATTCATCTTCTACATTTGTGCTAAAAGCAGTAGATATATCTCAGGATCCAAACAATTCTGATATTACAGCTGCTTCAGGTGTGAATGTATTGGTAGTAATCAATAACCACTCGTACAAGTCTGGTACTGTAGGTCTAACGTAATAGGAGCATAACATGGCAATATCACGAGCACAGCTAGTNAAAGAACTAGAGCCCGGTCTAAATGCACTATTTGGACTGGAGTACGACAGGTACGAAAACGAAACTGCTGAGATCTTTCAAACAGAAACATCCGACAGAGCTTTCGAAGAAGAAGTAATGCTTTCAGGTTTTGGTAGCGCAGCTACTAAAGCAGAAGGTGCTTCAGTAACTTTCGACGACGCGAAAGAAGCGTTTACTGCAAGGTACACGCACCAAACTGTAGCGCTAGCATTCGCAATTACTGAGGAAGCAATTGAGGACAATCTATATGATAGACTTGGTAATCGTTACGCAAGAGCGTTAGCACGTTCAATGGCTAATACCAAACAAGTAAAAGGTGCTGAAATACTAAACAGTGCGTTTAGTACAACACAATTAGGAGGTGACGGTAAACCTCTTTGTGCTACAGATCACCCAACTGTTTCTGGTACAAGCTTGGTGAACACTTTCACAACTCAAGCAGATTTAAGTGAAACTTCATTAGAAGATGCACTTATCAAAATCGCTGCTTTCATTGATGAGAGAGGACTAAGAATCGCTATGCAGGGAAGAAAATTGATAATTCCAAAAGAATTACAATTCACTGCTGAGAGAATCTTAAAATCTCCATTAAGAGTTGGAACTGCTGACAATGACATTAACGCTATTAACAACATGAATATGATACCAGAAGGCTACAGAGTAAATCATTTCTTAAATGATATTAATGCTTTCTTTATCATCACTGATGCACCTAATGGCTTTAAGCATTTTGTTCAGATCACCATTAAGAACTGCTATGGAAGGTGACTTTGATACTGGAAACGTCAGATACAAAAGCTAGAGAGAGATATTCTTTTGGATTCTCTGATCCTAGATGTGTATTTGGTTCGTCAGGATCAAGCTAAGCCGACTAATACAGCTTAAACAGATATTAAGGGGCGGAGTATTTACTTCGCCCCTTTTTTTATGTATATTCAAAACACTATACAATTAATCAGAACATAGACGCGTATAGTCGACGGCCTAGAGACTATGTTCATTATACTAGGAGGATAATTATGGCTACAACTACATTTTCGGGACCGATAAAAGCGGGAACGATTAAAGACACAACGGGAACTACAGTCGGTTCAGATGTTGCTAATCAGGGACATGTGTTAATGGTACAATCATTTCACATTTCTCATACTGATACAACTGATACAACCGAATCAGTAGTAATCCCTGCTAAATCACACATTAAAAATATTTTTGTTAATGTTGAAGTAGCTTTCGATGCTGGTACAAGTAATACACTTGATGTTGGTATTGTAGGTGATTCAGACAAATTTATTGATGGTTGCGCAGTAGGAACACTTGGAACAGTTGCTCTTGCAGCTACTGCCAAATGTCTTGCATGGAAAAATGTCGGAGATACTGACGTTCGTATAGCAGCAAAATATATTCCAACTGGAACAGCACAAAGTGCTGGTAAAGCTAGAGTATGTGTTGTTTACGCACAAGCAAGAAATCATACTGACTAATAACTAAAAGGGGCCCTTCGGGGCTCCTATAAAAGGAGAAACTATGTCGGCAAATATTTTTGGATCAGCAGAAGATATATCATCTTCAACTCAAAGTACTGAAACTGGTACTATTAGATCTGGTAGAACAAGAGTCTTTGGAGTTTATTTAGATAGTGGTACTGCATCAGGTGACTTTCATTTAAGAGATGGAGGATCAGGTGGAGCTTTAAAAATTTAAAGTAAAAACACCTGCAGCTGTTGGTGGAATAACTATTAATTTCCCAGGACCTATTTTATTTGAAAACGATGTTTATTGTAACTTCACTAAAGAACACGTAATAGAAGCTACAGTATTTCACAGTAAGTAAATGGCCAAGTGCAAAGATTGCCACTGTAAATGTCATTGTGGAGAAGCTTTACACTCTCATCATTATGATGGCGATTTATGCACTTGTATTAAATGTAATTGTAAAAGAACTTATGAATTTGAAAAAGATCATGGTTCTGACATAAGTTTTGAAAATGAGGTTAAACATCAATGAATTTAGCAGCTTTATTAAAGAAAAATATAGTTATGGTTCCTGTTGTAGCGTCAGTGCTAGTCGGAACATTTACAGGTGTAAAATACATTGTTAATTTAACCGATACTATCAACGCCAATCAAGCAGAAATACAAGAATTAAAAACTATGAGTGTAGAAAACATTCGTAGAGATATGACAGTATTAACTGACAATGTTAACACTATCATTGCAAAATTAGAAAGAGCTGAAGGTACCTGGGAGATGGCTGAAAACTTATACGAAGT